ATCTTATATTCTCCATCCATTGGACAGCGAAGATTATAATACTCTCCTGCTTTAATGATACAGTTGACTGCTAACTCTCCCACAAAGTCTGCTATATCTTCGCTAACTTCCATCTGCCATTCATCATGTATGTTAGCTACAAACTTAGCATCTAGTGTATTTAATTTTATTAAAGCATCTAACATAACTAAACCACGTTTCATAACGATAGCTCCTCCACCTTGTAATAAAGTATTGAGGGCTGCATGTTGTGTCCGGATTAAAAGTTTTCTTCCGTCTAATCCTTTGAGGTAATTTTTTGCTGATGCTCTTTGAACTTTATCTCTAAGAGATTTAAATGATGGGTTACTATCAAAGAATTGTTCTCTAAGTCTTTTGCCATCTTTTTGATTTCCTCCAACCACTCTTCCAAGTTTTGCATCTCCTGCTCCGTATATGAGGGCATAGATGAAAGTCTTTGCCTGATCTCTAGATTCAAGTCCTGCAGCTTTCTGATTAAGGGTGTGTATATCTCCGTCAATGATTTCATTTATAAACTCCTCGTCTTGCATATAGTGAGCAAGCATTCTTAATTCTAAACTAGAAGCATCTATACCTACTAGTTTGTATCCTTCTTCTACTGTCCAACAAGCTCTACACTCTGGACCAAAAGGACTATGGATGTTAGGAACTTGAGCCATGTTAGGATTCCTGTGACTCATTCTTCCGGTAATCGTACCATTAGGAATAACAAACCCATGTACTCGTCCGTCTTCATCTAAAGCTGAGATCCAAGAGTCTACTTGTGCGATACGTTTTTGATACAATAAATAATCAGCAATAAGTTTTGCTTGAGGTATAGAATCAATGCGAGCTAATGTAGTTTCATCAACGATAGGCTGACCAGTTGGAGTAAACTTCTTAGGTTTCCAACCAAACTCAATTAGATATTCTCCTATTTGTTTTCTTGAACCAAGATTAAAGTCTTGTAGTTTTCTTCGCATGAAGGGAGTTGTATCATTGGTGGGTGAGCGTTCTTCAAACTCTTCCGGAGTAAGTCCTTGCTTAGATAATGTGCCATCTTTTTTTAATCTAGGTTGGACTTCTTTAAGATCAATCATCTTAGGTTTAAACACCTTATGCACTTCGTCTTCTGCTTTCTGCATCAGTTGACGTAGTTCAGCCAGTAGCATGTCAGCATGTTTAGAATCAAATTTAAAACCATTTAGCTCTTGTGTTTTAATTACAGCAGCTACGGATTGTTCTAATGCAACACACTCTTTTGCAAAACCTTTACCTTCATTGCGAAGGTGTTGAAAGAGGACAGTATTTAGTTGGACATCACGAACACAATAGTCCATCATTTCTTTTGAATAGTTGAGGTAGTCTTCAAACTCTATCTTTCTAAAGCCTAAACGAAACCCCCACTTCTCTAAACTATGTCCTCCTTCACGAACCGGATTGAAGAGTCTTGACATAACCAATGTATCTACAACTGGTTTGTGAGAAAGTTTTACTTTACCAAACTTTTCAACCATAGGTATATCAAAACCTATAATGTTGTGACCAATAAGTTTATCTGCTTGTTCTAATAGAGCATAACCTTCTTCTAGTTTATCCGGTGGATACTTGTATAGAGTACCAGTATCTGCATCTTGAGCCACCAAGCAATGTATCTTAGTAGCCTTTAGATCGTCTGTCTCTATATCAAAAACTAAATCCATATTATAATTCTAGTAGTTCATCAGCATCATCTTCAAATTGATCTTTAGAAACTTCTCTAAGTCTACCGGTTTCCCTGTCATATAGCAAATGACTAGCTAATCCAACGTCACCGGTATACCTAGATTTTAAAACACGAACTCGTGTTGTATTCGATTCTTCAAGATCATCAGACTGTTGATTTCTTTCAAGAGCGATAACACAATCAGACAGTTGAGCGATACTCTGTGAACCTCTCAAGTGTGAGAGAGACACTTCAATACCATTCTCGTGTCCTTTGTTTCCATCAACTCTTCTCAAGTGTGAGACTAAGATCAGTCCTGCACCTGTCTCTTCAACTATACTTCTGAGTCTTGTCATGATGTTATCAATAGCTCTGCGTTCATCACCTTCCGATAAAGCAGAGACTAACATATGTAAGTGATCTACAACAACCCACTTACAATCACAAGCAACAATCATGAAACGAATCTTATTGAATATTTCATCAATACTATTCGTGCCAAAGTGAGCATGTATCCATACTCTATTCTTATTATCTCCATCATAAAGAATGTCAAAGAATTTATCCAACTCTTCTTGCGAAAAGTTTTCTCGTTCTTGATCTATATACAATCGAGCATTAGCTTCGATAGATAAGATACCATCAACAGTTCTTCTCCAGTCTTCTTCAAGAGCAATAACTCCTACGTTATCCGTAGTTTCTTTGATAAGCCAATGTTCTAGTTCTCTAGTCACAGAAGACTTACCGAGTCCTGTACCTCCAGTAAGTGTTACCAACTCTCCGGCACGTAACCCATATAGCTTGTCGTTAAGACCCTGCCAAGGATACGCAATGCTGTCCTTCTTCTCTCGTGAAAAGAAGTCTTGCCTTGATTCGGATACATTGATAACACCACTAGGAGTATAAACTTTTGCTGACCACCATGCCTCAACAAACTCTTTATGTTTGTTTTGACGAAGCATATCGTTAGCATCTTTGAATCCATTTGGAAGAGTCATGATCTTAGCTTTGCTAGGTTGGAATAACATTGCTACTTTTTTAGCAGCTTCCTGTCCTTGCTTGTCGCTATCAAAACAGATCACAACATTCTCAAAACTTTCTAAAAACTCTAAGCTTTCTTTTACATCTTTGACTGCACCTGATGAACCTCTCTTTATTGAGACTGCTGCCCACTTACTACCCATCAATTCGTAGCAAGCCATTGCATCACACTCACCTTCCACTAAGGTAATTGACTTACCTCCAGTCTGAAAAAGTTGCTCACCAAACAATCCTGTGCCTTCAAAACTACCTTGAACAGAGAAATTCTTATCTCGAACATAGCGTACTTTCGTAGCAGATAGCTCATGTTTGTTGAAATATGGGTACAAATGCTGAACTATCTCTCCGTTGCTCGAAAGGATAGATTTAACTCCATACTTACGAGCAGTTGCCTCTGAAATCCTTCGATCAGTCAGAGCAACATAGTCTCCTCCATTTGGATTTACTGGTGGTGTTTCTTTTTTCTGTGTCACTTCCTCTCCGGATATAGCTTGATTATAATTTAGAAAATAAGTCTCACAACTGAAACACTTTGCTGACCCATCATCATTCAAAGATACTGGATCACTTCCTCCACAAGAGGGGCAAGATAATCTGTGTTTTACAAATGTCATTTTTGTTCCTCACTTAAAGTTAATAAAAGTGTATAGCTAGGTAGTGCATGGTGGTTTAGTTCTTATTTACTTTCAGCCTTAACCTCTCTTATGTTTCCACGTACAGGATTTTACAAAAGCTCACTCCTCACCTAGCTACACGTGATAGTTTTTTAAGAAGGACTATCAACCTACTCCTACTCTAAGATTATACTCACACGCTAGGAACTGGAGAGTTTAGGCACACTAGTCGGAGTCGGTAGACTCAGATAGTTCCTCGACCACTTCAGCATCAGCTGCTTCTGTGTCTTGTCCTTCGTTATTAACTATCTCTATTATTCTTCCAGAGAAGAAGTTAATACCTGCTTGAATCTCTTCAAGGTCTAGAGTTGCATCTACTTTTTTTGAATTAAGTCGTTGCAATCTTCCAAATACTCCTTGTCCTTCTTCAGGTAAGTCTTCTACAAAAATCTGAACCCCATCAATAGTTATGAAAGGTTTGTTTTCTGTGTTATTTATTTCGTCATTCATGATTAAAACTCCAAGTCATCATCAATTGGTTGTAATTCACTTCCGTCTGAACCGGTGTACTCTACTAAGTCTACTACTTGCACTGCTTGTAGATCAAGACCTTTGAAGTCTCCATAGTTATTAGAAGTTTCCCATTCCCTATATTGAACATTTACTTTAGAGCCATTGCCTACTGCAACATCCAAGGGTTCTTTATTAGCATCAAGAAGTTTAGGAGTTTGATTAGGTGTCCCATCTTTTCTTGCTACCTTTCTTTTGATAATGAGTTCTTTCTGTCCATCATTATCTCTGATTCTAAAACCTCTGCTAGAAAAACTATCAGCAGTCTTATCATCAACTAATAAAGTAACAGAGTACTCACCATATTTATTGGGCGTTTTAACCTGTGCCCAATTTACAGGTACTGGTCCAATTATTGGCATAGTATTTCTCCTTTAGTAAAAATCTGTGAGGTTTTATGTGAGTCGTTAGACCTCAAACTAACATCAGCTTGTACTGACCTACTATCTAACTTTTGGGGTGTATAGTGAGGGCTACATGCGTTAGTAGTATAACTCATAGGAGGTTAGATTTCCCTCAAGTATTGATTGTATATGTAGCCGATAAACATTTCTAAGTTATGTTCATCTAAAAACTTTAGAATAAAATCAGAACCACTTAATCGAAGCTCGTGTCCTAGTTTCATTTCATACATATCATTCATGATATTATAGTCTGAACCTAACTTCAAGTATTGTTCTCGTGATAATTTAAATTCTGTATTGCTTATCTTTTCCATTAAGTTTGTATTATACACCATCTTAAATAAAATATCAACCTCTTTTTTTAATTACTTTAAAACCTTTTAATAGTTTTCTTTTTTTAAATATCTCCATTGTTCCATCTGCATATCTCACTTCAAGAACTCCTTTGTCTGCATGGAGAGCAGTCACTTGATCTTTTGTTTGCTGCTCCTCATACATTTTATGTACGTCATACTCAGTCATTGGTCCACCACTCCGGTTTAGCTCTACCTTTTTCCCATTTAGCGTAGTGCTTTTCGTTTATGCAATAATCTCTATATGCTTTGATTGGGTCCTCGTTCTTATATTCATCAGGCATAGCTTGTGCTACTGGTGTAGCCAGATTTATATTTATATTATCTGGTATTTTTGAAAGAGCATCACCAAGTTTAGTTATACTTGCATGTTCTCTTCCATACCTGTAAGCATACTCTTTACCAAGAGCTAGGAAATGTTTGTATAACCAAACATAATTCACGCTACTTTCTCTAGCCCATATTGTACAAGGATGATTCCAGTATGCTCGTTTGTATAAGCCTGTTGCATCTGCATAGTCATCACCATCTAATTCTCTATGAGCAGTACATAACATCTGTGCTGTTTCCAATGGCATCTTCACTAGCATCTTATCAGGCTGTGCTTGTGCTGATTTGATTGGACAATCATAGAAATAAAATATGTTCATTCGTTGACCTCCACTCCATACTCTAAGTCTTCAAAGTCTATAAGTTCTTGTAGTCTTTGTTTGACTTCTTCCCATGTAGGATGAAAGGTAAATGCTATTGGTTCAATGTGAACTGTACAGATATTCTCTGCACCTAACCATTCACTAATCCTTTCCAATCCAAAACGTCTGAACTCTCTTTCTTCTGTGTTTTCATCAGTACCTTCAAAGCCTGAGAAGTCTCCGTAGAATCCTAAAGGTTTGATGACTCTTATATTGTCATGTCCTCCATATTTAAAACTAACAGTCTTTTGTTGTTTAACTGCTTCTATTACATCTAAGGTAACTTGTGATATATCTACTGTCATTTCTCCTCCTCATCATCTAACCCAACAATAATTAATTTTTCATCCATCCATTTTTTATCTATGCCATCTTTGGCTAGTCTATCTTTAAATAATTTTTCTAGGTCTTTTGTTTTCATTTTCCTTGCCCTCTATATTTTTTGTAGGTCTGTTTAATTCTTTTTGGCATTGTTGAAGTGCCTACATTCCTTCGACCTTGCCAAGTTTTTTTACCACGTACCCCTGTTTTCGAGGTATGTTGTATGTTCTGTGTTGCTTTTCTCATGAGTATATGTTTTTCATACTAGCAACATAACTCATAGCAAAAAGATCCCATGATGCCGGTGAATACTCTTTGATCTGTGCAATCTCAAGTCCTTCCTCATACCATCTTTCTTCTAGTTCTTGTTGTCTTAAATTACTCATTAGCTTTCCTCCTTATGTTTTACAAACTCACATTCATAATTGTAAGGATGTACTTTTAAAATCTGTACACCTAACTTAGCTTGTGCTTTAGTCCTAGAATGAAAGCTCGTGTAAGAACCATATCGCCTGTCAAGTTTTAAAGTCTTAACATCAATCAAAGTTTTCTTACCAGTCTTATCAACTATTACTAAGTCTGCAAAGCCTACGCTACTAGCATTTCTAAATACCTCGTAGCCTTGATCGAACAACCAAGATACTGCCTTGTGTTCTGCAATATCTCCTACTCTGCTTCTATTTATTTTAGCTGCCATATTATTTCCTCACTTTGTAGATTCCGGTTAACTTCTCTTTCTTAGGATGTTCGGAATCTATAACACCCTGAAAGATTTCTTGTTGTACTTTAGAAACTTCTTTTGTATCTGTCAAGTTTAATATTTTTACATCACTTAGTTTAGGTTTCCAAGTCTTCCAATAAATTTTCTCTATCTCACGTACTCGCCAAGTCCATTCAACATTCTGTCCGTTGTAGTCGTAGCCAAATATAGGTCTATTCATCTAATATTTTTATTTCACTATTATCTAAATGAATACCATAGGTTTCCCACCATTGGTCTTTCACTTGTTCAATCACATCTTCTTTATTTTTAGCTTCAATGCCATAACAATTAGTTATAACAGAAACTTGTATATCAAACTCTTTCATATTTTCCTCCTATCATTTAATAGCCTTATCCCTATCTAAATAATCTTTTACATACTGAGCATCCTGTAGATTTAATTTGTAATGCTCACGTAGTCCATCTAAATTGAATGGACACCCATGAGCTTCTTTCTCTAGTCGTCTAGCATCTATAATTATTTTATGTAGCCTACTTAATTCCATTAGCCCTCCTATATATATATTATATATTTATACTTATATAAATATTATTATATTTAATATATAAATATATTAATAAATATATAATTACAAAATATTGTACTACATCTTTAGTCATGTGTCAAGTGTACAAATTTAAAATCATTTTTGAAGAGTCTATTTCTTCATCAATTAGTTTATTTAATTTTAACTGTGTTAATTTTAAGTTCTCTAGCATTTCTAAATACTTAGGTTCTTGTGAAATAGCACCTCGTATCCATGCTAACTGTTTATTTAAGGTCTCTGTTAGTTCTTTTACTTCTTGATTATAATTCATGTTCTCATACTCCTAACTATTTTTCTAATCCTAATACCTTCTATTAATTCTACTACTTGCGTTAACTCTTCATCTGTTAATTCATTTAGTAGAAAACTAATATTTAATTTCATATTATCGTTCATATATACCTCACTAATTAATTGCTATTGCGTTCTCAACGTCTATCACAAAACCTGAATCATCTTGTCTTGCTTTGCCTTTAGCTTTGAGTCCTACTATCACCCCTCGTTCATCTAAGAATCTCAAATCGTCTTTGTCACCATTGATAACTTTAACATTCTTGAATGATTTAGGTAATTCTTTTCTGAATACTGTAGCTACATTCATGCCCCTGTTTAGAGCTTCTTGCCAGTACTCAGCATATTTTTCGTTAGCTTCACTATAACTCCACGTCAAATGATAGTTTTTGATATGCTCAACCTTTCTTGTAGGTATCTTCGTATAATCATAAAACTGCACTTCTGGAAACTCTTCGAAGATTGTTTTACCATTGTCAAGCTTTATCTTTTCCCATTGTATGTCACTTGTACCATTCAACCTTACGCAAGGTTTAACAGATAGTCGATCAGATTTGCGAATCAATGCATGAATATCTTTGACTATTAGTCTCATGAATTCTGCTTGATCTTCAAAAAATAAATCTGTTTTTCTTGCTCTCGCTCTAAGAATATTATTTGTAATTTCGCCCTTCTTGATAATACCTGCTCGCCCTGCAGTATTAAGACATGCAACCTTGCACCTTGCTATGTCTTGATACGGACACACTTTAGTATTTCGTGGGTCGAGGTAAAGAATACCAGTTAGATATTCTCCACCTTTATCACTTTTAATAGTCTTAGAATTGTTTCCAATTCCTAGTAATTGCATAAGCCCTCCTTATTTTTTTACGTAGTTAAGTATAAATTTTTCAGCATCTTCTAACGTATTGAGATTATATTTATTATCTCTATCTGTTAGCATACGCTCCTCATATATCGCATGTTTATTATTATATTCTTTTGGAATACATTCGATAATGTGAAAAAATTCTTTATCAGTTCCCAACCAATTAGGAATAATTAAAAATCTTTTATTATTTCCAATATGATAAGTATAAATTTGATTTATCTCAAACATAACCCTCCTATTAATTAAACAAAAAAAACGAGTTAGAATCTTTTACCTCATTTCTAGTTTTAAAAGTTTACGCTTTTGTAAACTCTAACTCGCCTTTGATTTTCAAGACATTGCTGCCCTACTTCTCAAAACATAGCATAAACTAAATTTTTTATTTAGTCAACACTTTTTTATAAATTCTTTTTCAAGAACGTATAAAGAAATGTAAGCAGTTTTTCAAGGTGCTCAGCTTGTGGGGATTTATACTGTATATAATGGATTCTTTCCATACTCACCGAGGCTTGTATGAAGATTAAACCATTGATAAGGAGTTAAACTTCCTTTTCTGTTGGTATTGGTATCGTTCCACCTATTATAAACTTTTAAGATACGTTGCCTTTTGATCTTCTTACTAGATTTTTCAAAAGGTCGCATCCCTTTGTTCATTTCCTCTTTCTCAACATCAGTACAAACATTTTTTATTACGTGATGTTGTAAGAGTTCATCCCATATCTGTTGTGCTTCTCGCATAACTTTTAACCCTCTTCAGCTTTCATGACTTAATTGCCTTACTAACTTGCTACATACTTTAAAGAATAAGTAAACCCTAGTCAAGAAAAAAAATATAAATAAATGCAAATAAATTCCTTGACTTGTCAAAGTTTATAAGGTAAGGAAGTTCTAAGAAGTTCTGACAAGTAGCACAAAGAATCTATCAAGTCAATAAAAAGATGTAACTATATTACTGTATAAACTTACAGTATGAATTTTAAACGAAAAGAGGGCAAGTAATAGAAAGACAAGGCAAACATTAAAAACGCCTTAGAATTGAAGTATGAAGCTTTAAGAGCATGTTACACAATTACCCACAATTACACACTTAAAAAACTATATAAGGGAATGAGCATATATATTGTAAGGTATTGATATTATTTGGAAAGATATGTAAAACCTTGTCAAGTTGTGAAGCCTATAAAGTAAACTTGAAAGACTTATTAAACTTGTCAAGACTTGTTAACTAGCTTTGCACTTAACAAGATTGATTAAACTTGTCAAGTTTTAAAGGGAAACTAAAAGAAAATAAAAAGCTTGACAAGTCTTGCAAAGTGTGGTATAAGCTTCGCACTTGAAAAGACTTGACAGAGTTTATCAGATGTGCTTGTAGAAACTCTGAAGCCTTGACAAGTAGACGGGGGGCAGGATGCACAGGGGGGAGGGGGTAGTATATATAGCAATCACATACATTTTTAGCCTAAATGGATGTTTACTAGTTTTATCGCCCCCTCACTTCACAAGACTTTACAGGGGCTAGACAGGCTAGGTAGGTATGTATTTAACCGGGGGGACTTAACAAGGTATATTGTACAGTCGTAGATCAATTTTGTCAAGTACTATTTCAACTTTCAAAGACTTGACAAGTTTGTATATGGTCCTATAATTAGGATTATGAGTTATTTACCTCAAACTACAGAGAAGAAGAATAAAGTTCTTACGGAAAAACAACAGTCTTTTCTGGACAATTTGATCCAGACAGGAGGTGATCCGAAGAAAGCAGCCGAGCTTGCAGGATACTCAGGCAATTATCATCAAGTTATAAAAGCATTGAAACAAGAAGTGATTGAATTAGCCTCGGACGTACTCGCTCGTTCTGCACCCCAAGCAGCCTTCAAACTCGTAGATATCATGAACAGTGATGCTCCTATACCACAGGTTAGCAACAAGCTAACTGCTGCCCAAACCATATTGGATCGTGTAGGAGTAACTAAGAGTGATAAACTTGATGTAACTCATACTGCTGCCGGAGGTATATTTATACTTCCTGAGAAAGCACCTATTGAAGTAGAAGCACAGGATATAACATATGAAGAAGAAAGCACCTTCGATGAAGCAGAAGATAGACTCCAACAACCTGATGTGGGAGAAACTGATGGAAGCGAGGAGGAAGAATAATGCCAAGAAAGAAAGCAGCACCTAAAAAGAAATCTACAGTCAATAAAGCCGGTAACTATACCAAGCCTACTATGCGTAAACGTCTGTTTGAAAAGATCAAAGCAGGAAGTAAAGGTGGTAAACCCGGACAGTGGAGTGCTAGAAAGGCACAGATGCTTGCTAAAGAATACAAAGCTAAAGGTGGAGGCTATAAGTAAT